GTGAATGCGATGTGCTCTAATGTCGAGGTATGTCCATGACTTACAATCTGCTTAACTAGACGTATATGGTCGTTATTCTTTGCTTTATATTTATCATATTCTTCTGTGAACGAGTCCCCGGGGTCTCCGGTTGAATAACAAGTTCTTATTGCCATAAAGGCAGTACGCAATGCGTCCGGTGTGCGGACAATTAATTCTACATTCATAATATCACTTCCTATTTTTCTATTTTAGTTGTTGTTGTTGTTTCTGTTAAGTCTGAATCTGAACTTGAAGTACCACAAGGGATAGCTATAAAACCACTTAAGTCCCAACCCGGGTACCAAGGATACGTTGGATTCAATGGGTAGATTGGATACATTGGATATATTCTTCCATCTTCATAAGTTCTCTTTTGTGTTACAGTTCCGATATCACCACAGCTCTCGCAATGGGTAATAAATACTTCATCTGTTTCTGTTAATTTATACTTATGTTTACACATATAATCACCTCTTAGTTTTTAATGCTATACCCAAATAGTTTTGCACCGAAGTAACTACCCCAGTACTTTTCTCGTTCAGACAATCTTTTGTTTTCTACTTCTTCTATAATCTCAAATCTGAAATTGTGTATTCCATGTTCCTGCATCGCAGGATACAATTTAATTCCGGTGGGCTTGTCCACCCCGGCACCTCGTTTGCAATGTTGCATCCATCTGTTACCGATATCTACCGACTGTCCTATGTAGCACTGCCCGGTTTCAATTAGAGTTATTTTATAAATACCACTTATTCTCTTTCCGCCAGTAATACGATTGATTAAATCATTCACAGCAGGCCTGTAATATATTGAGAACATCGCTTTATACAATGGAACTGGATTTCTTAGTGACGGCGAGATTGAATGTAACTGCTCTATATCTAACAAGTCGTCAGGAATAAGGATTATGCTGTAGAAGCTCTCTTGATGTTTTTCCTCATACTCTCTTATTCTTGCGTCGATTGCGGCACGTTCTTGTTTCTTAAGGTCTACTAGGTTTTCTTGTAGCGACACTTGAGCTGCTTCAATCATTTGCTTATCGGCTAAAAATTTTTCTTTTATATAATTTTCTTTTTCTTTAAACATAGTATCTAAATCTTTTATTTTTTGTTCTAATATTTCTTTAGCATTACTTAATTTACTTTCTTTAAACAAGTCTATTTCTTTATTAATCGCATCGAGCATTTTTGCTCTAGTTTGATTAAGAGAATAGGTTAAGTTTTGTTCCATTGTGTGTAATTTATCACGTAATATGTTTTCTTGTCTTAGGAACTTTATTTCAAGGTCTTTCTCACGCTGTTTATACTCTCTTTCAAGTTTTTCTTTTCTTTCTTTTAAGTCACGCTCTGGAAAGAATATTAAGAGTATAGCTGGCCGCAAGTAGATGAAAATAACTATAAATATAATTATTAACTCTAGTGCGGCTATCCATCCCATCATTTAATTTCTTACGCTATAGCTTGCGTTGGTTAGCTTGATGGAACATCTTCTTTACTATCATCTTCATCTTCAACTACTTCTGTATGTCTAGTAATAAATTCTGCAATAGCTCCGAATGCAAACTGAATAACAAGAAATTCTATTGATACTGTTTCATTAAAAGTTCCTAATACTCTATTGCTACCATCAATTAATAATGAAGTCGAATCAGAAGTAAAGATATTTAAGTCTTGTCCTTCTCTAGGTGTTATAGCAAATAGTAATTTAGTAGTAGTGATTTTTTCTTTTGTAGGGGCATTCCTATTATTAATAGTAACTTCTACTTTTTCAAAGTCCCCACCGATTTCTACGATAATGCTTGAGTTCTTGAAAACTGGTTGTAATTTGTCAATTAATTCTTGTTTCATTTTAGTTTGCTCTTCTGCTAGTTGAGCTTTTAGTTCTTTAATTGTCATTAAAAATTCCTCCTCGATAGTCTGTTGTTAAACTACCATTTGATTTGTTGTATATAATTGTGCTTTTTTCCAACCTTTCTGCGGCTGAAAGAGCGTTTAATGTACCTTTTGATTTTCCATCCCATAAAGCAATAACTAAGTCTGCTGAACTAATTATTCGTACATTTCTAACTAATGGGGCTTTGCCACCAAAGTTCTTATAATCAGGGTAATAAATTATAATTGGGTATCCGTTTTCCTTTGCATAATTTTGTGCTAGTGTATCTGCGCCTTTGGCTCCGCCAGAACACAAGAAAACTTCATAGTGATTAAGATGATATTTCTGAATCACTGTGTTAAGTATTTCGTTTAGTATGCCTCTATCATAAAAATCTCTAGAACCAACTACTGAGATAATGAAACTGTCCATCTACTCTCTCCTTTTTATTTTTCTTATAATTAATTATAACAGAATTTTAAATTAAAGTCAAATTTCTTCAAGCTGTGTAAATTTATATTTATACTATATAGACACATACGCCATGTCAAAGCGCAGATTTGCAATTACACATAAAATGTGGTATAATTATAATGTAAGAAAGAAAGGGAGGTTGATTATATGGCTTTAAAAAGAGGTAGATGCCCCAAGTGTGGCGCCTACAATGATATAGTCGCATCAAACAATCCTTTGGTGGAACCTATTTGCATGATATGCATGAATGACACGATAGACACAGGAAACATAGAACATGCGGACTTCTTCTGCAGAACCTATAACTTTCCATTCGACCCGAACCAATGGATAAAATTATTTGAATCAAATCCAAAAACGGTTATCGAGAAGTATATTAAACCATTATTAAATGTAGAAGATGCGAAATATTTAACAGACACTAGAGATTTATGGAAAGAAGCAAATGTGGAATGGGCTAAAACAAAAACCCACGCACAACTTCTTAGTAACATAACAGTTATAAAACAAGATTTTATGGCACAAGGTATGATTAAATGGGGGACTGACTACACGTTTAACGAGTTAATCCAATTAGAGAATTTATTCTCGACTACTATCGCAGCATTCGATATCAATAACCCAATGCAAGTTGATGCAATTAAGAAAGCATGTAAACTAAGTATTATGGTTGATAGAGCTGTGGAAGAAGCTAATGTTAAAGAGATTAAAGAGTTATCAACTGCGTATAATCAGTTTGTAAAAACAGCAAAGATTGATGAGATGATTGAGTCTGCACAGTCTGATGTTATTAGAACGGTAGCTGATTTAGTAGATTATTTAGAGGAAAGCGGGTTTGAGTTTACCTGGTATGATGGATATGCAAGAGATATAGTTGATACAACTATTAACGACATGAAAGCGTACTTAAGAACTTTAGTATTAGAGTCAACTGGTTTAGAACAAACCTTAGAACTAATACAAACGAAATACTTAGAAGCACAACATACAAAAGCTGATGGCGATGCAGTATTAGATATGCCGTTAGAGCGGATAGTTGAAGTAGCGAAAAAAGAAAGAGACACTAGAGTAGATGAAGAATTAGAAGATGTCGATATAATGGACGGGTACGGAAACGATGATTTCTAGACACGTTACAGTAATGCCGAAAGAAATTACTGATTATCTTGAGTTCTTAAATTCAACTGATGCTGCTAGAGATAAAATAGTAACAAAATCAAGAATAGCAAAAAACTTAGACAATTTCGGAAATACCATTAATATGTTCCTTACTTATCCAGATAAGTTCGTGGACTTAATGGTTCCGAAGAATTCTAGTTTCAATTTATACTTCTCGCAAAGAATTACTCTAAGAGTAATGGCGAGACATAGACAATCATTTCATACATTTACAAGGGGGTTTTCAAAGTCATTCTTAGCATTCTTATCAAGGTATATCGGAACAATGTTAGTTCCTAGGCACAAAGCGTTTATCGTAGCCGGGACAAAACAACAAGCCGCAAATATCGCAAAAGAAAAAGTAATAGGTGACCTTTGGGTTAAATTTCCTTTATTAGCAAATGAAATGCAGAAAATGAGAGTTGCTGGTAAAATCCAAGTAGCTTACACAATCGGTAAAGATTATGGTGAATTTAGATTCACACATGGTGGAATATTCGATGTCATCGGTTCAGGTTCAGGTATCAGGGGTGCAAGACGTCACTCGGGAATATTTGAAGAAGTAATCGAACATGACGCAATGGAAATCAATGAGCGTATTTTGCCGCTGATGAACAAACCAAGAGATGACGTATTTGGAAATGTTAATCCTAATGAACCACACGGTAATAAAATATTTGTTACTACTGCTGGTTATCAAGGAACATTTGCTTATGAGAAACTAATAGAAACAGTTTGCTATGCAACCATAGACCCAGACCGTTATGCGGTATTAGGCGGTTCTTACGAGATACCGTTAATGCATGGTCTTCTTGACGCACAAGCAATAAGAGAAGTTATAGCATCTCCTTCATTCGAGCAAGACTCAATGGAGAGGGAGTACATGTCTAGATGGAGCGGTTCACCTGTCGGTGCAGCCTTTACATCTAACAGAATTGCGGAATTAAGAAAAGTAGTTAAAGCAGAAGATAAGCACAATATTAAGGAAGGTAAGGAAGACTTCTATGTATTATCAGCCGATATGGCGAAAGATGGTACAGCAAATACTGCGGTTGTAGTATTCAAAGTTATTGTTAAAGATACTTACTTCTTATATACTACTGTTCATTTGTTCCAAATAGATACAACAGATTATCAAAAAGTTTCAGTAGAATTAAAGAGAGCCGCAATCGCCTTCGACGTTAGGATGTTAATCTATGATGCGAATGGTATTGGAGCAGCTATCCGAGATTGGCTAAATAAAGAGCAAGTAGATGAATCAACTGGTCAAATACTTCCAGCACTTGGTATAATCAATCCACCACCAAAAGCGTCAAAAAAAGACATTAAGAAAACTAGTAAGAAGTTAACAATTTGTTACGAAATTAAAGCGACAGGAGAAGTGGCAGGTAGAATACATAGAATATTCTTCTCTAAGATAGGTTCTGGTTCGGTAAGATTCTTAATTAAAAGCGCAATGGCTATTGAAAAGTTTAGAAAATATAAAGGCTTTGTAACTTTGTCTCAAGTAAGACAAAGACAAATCTTAAGACCATACTTCGTTATGGATAAGTTAGAAGAAGAAATGAGAAATCTTGACATCGTAGATGTTACGGATAACTTGAACCAAAGCATTATACGAGTTAAAAGAAGAAATCAAAAAGTACAAAAGGATTACTTCTCAGCTTCTGAGTATGGTATTTATGCAGTACACCAATTCATCGAAGTACCGTATTTTGTTAAGAAAAGAAAGAAAAAAAGAAGTCCGGCAGATTATATCATGTCGAGCTAGGGAGGTGTTAGAATGGAAGAAACAAAAGTATTAGAGCAAGATATCGTCCAAGAAGACACTACTCCGAAGAAAAAATATCAAATGGACTTTAAGATTTTCAACAAGAAAATCCAACAGTTATATAAAGATGAATCATCATTAAATATTGTAATGGGTCATAGTGTAAATGACAGAACCTATTTCAGACTAACATCTAAAAGTGATTTAGATACCTTAATGGCTAACGCCTACGGTAGTCCTGAAAGAGCAGCTGCTGTATCAAGAACTATGGCATCATTCCAACCCAACTATAACCGAATACTATCTTATTTCGCAGATATGCATTACATAAGATATACAACCTTTCCAGTGTTACTAGATGTAACTAAGACGGTTGCAAGTAAAGAGTATTTGGAATTATATAACGGAATGATGGGCGTAGTAGATGGTGCAACTTTAGAAGTTGTAATACCCGACCTACTGTTAGATATGTTCCTAAATGGTTCAGCCTATACATATGCGGTTAAGAACACTAGTTCTCAAACAATAGCATTTATAGCCTTGCCGGTAGCATACTGTAGAACAGTTGCTAAAACAAATCTAGCAACAAATATTATACAGTTTGACCTTTCATACTTTGATAGTTTCAGAGGAGATGACAAAGAAGTGGTTTTGGACAGCTTTCCAAAAGAGTTTAGAAAACTTTACACTGAGTATACAAGTAATACAACATTAAATTGGCTGGAGTTAAATCCTAAGCTGGCAACGTCATTTGAAGCAAATGAGTTCGCTATGCCGCCATTCTTAGAATCATTGTCAGGAATAATGGAGTTTAATGGTTTCAGAGCAAATGAATTGTTAAAAAGTTCAAATGCATTAAAATCAATATTCACACATAGAATACCGTTAGGTAGTGACGATGAACCAATTTTCTCAATAGAGGAAGTTACAGCAATACAGAAACAAATCTCAAAGATTGTTAAAAAGCATGAAGGATTAGAAACCATTACAGTATGGGGAGAGACAGACTTACTTCAATTACAGAAAGATGGCGAAAGAGAAAACAAGCAAGTTAAACAAGCTTATGAAACGATATTCAATACGGCGGGGCTTAATGCAAATATATTTGCAGGTAGCACAGCAGAGGTATTAAAACTTAATACTAAGATTGACCAGGCTTATGTTTGGAAATTCATTACTAAGATACAAGCCTTTATGAACGTAGCGATTAACAATCTATATAAATTCAAACCTTACCAGGCAGAAGTTAATATATTACCAATTACGGTAGCTAACGAAGCTGAACAGATTACAACTTATAGAGAAAATGCAAACTTTGGACTTGGGCGTATCGATGCATTCGTAGCGACTGGCGCAAAACAAAAGCATTTGGGAGACCGTTTCAGATTAGAACAAGAATTAAAATTAGAAGAAATACTAATTCCGTTACAGTCAGCCCACACAGGAACTGGAACAGATACAGATAATGCAAAAGGAAAGAACGACAACGAAAGCAACAAGGAAGTAAAAAAAGACACTTCTAAAACAACAGAAGAGTAGAGGTGACAAGCAATGGATTTTGTTAAAAGAAGCACTATAAACACAAGTGTTCCAGTAGAAATTATTGCTCTTCCCGAAAGTCAATTCAATCTTTCAAACGGTGGTAACGCATTTGTTACACACGCAAGGTTAAAAGTATTCTATATGGGAGAAACTGGGGACAAGAGATTGTTCACAGATACATTCTCCAAACAAATAATGGATACACTACCTCAAACTCCTGTCGTAGGTTACTACGATGAAGAGTCAGAGGATTTCAAAGCTCACAATACGAAGCAGTATGTATATGGATATGTTCCTAAACATGCAAAGATTAACTTCGAGGAAGTGGACGGAAAGACCTGGGCGTTTACAGATGTAGTGCTATTTACTGGAAGGAAAGATAACATCGGTGATGTAGCAACTAAAATAATTGGGATGCAACATTCGCTTGAATTAGACCCTGATACGGTCGAATATGTAATTAATAGAGATGCAGAAGGAAATTTCAAAAACATTGAGTTCAAATATGCTCAGTTTGTTGGATTAAGTGTAGTGGGAGATGCTGAGCAACCAGCGTTTACAGGTTCACATTTCTTCACAGTAGATAACGAGCAACAATTGGTCGAAGCCTACGAGACATTTACTAGTCATATCGATGAGTATTTTAAAGAAAATTCAGACGATTATCAAGGAGGTGTAGAAATGAATAGGTTCTTAGAACTATTCGGAGAAGATTTTCTACCAAAACTTCATGAGTACATGAAGGAGACTTACGAAGAAAGAATGCAGGAAGTGTATACAGCGCTAACAGCGGAGTATCCAGATGATTACATCATTCCTATGCAATTCAATGACGAAACAGTTGTATATTATAGCTATTTCGAAAGTAAGCACTTCAGAATCAACTATACAGTTGAAGACTCTGAAGAGGGGAAAACTTATAGTTTCTCAGAAACATCAGAAGTGAAAGCGAGATACCTTACTAATGAGGAGATTGATTCAACTTTCGTAGAAGAAGTGGTTGAGAATACCGAAAAAGAAGTAACAACAGATGAAGTACCTGCTATAGAAGAAGTAATAGTAGAAGACTTCACAGACGAAATTGTAAAAGAAGTAATAACAGAAGAATTACCTACTGAAGAAGTAGTAGTAGTTGAAGAAGTTGTTGAAGAGTTTACAAATGACGATGAGGAGATTACAAATGAAAAAACAGATGATACTGCCACACTTCTTAATAGTGACAGAGCAGAACTTGAGAGCTTTAGAAAAGCCGAAAAAGAAAAAATCATCAACGAATACCAAGATTACTTCACAAAAGAAGAATTAGACGCATTCGCAGAAACAGTAGATAATTGCACAAAAGAAGAACTAGAAACTTCACTATCTCTTGCGGCTATGAAAAAAGTCAAAGCGGCAAAAATACTAGAAAAAGAAAACCAAAGCTCAGATGCTATTACAATTGTGAGACACACTCTTGTCGGTACAGAAGCAAATGGTAAGTCAGATATACAATCGTTAATCGATGCGTATAAAGACCAAAATTAATTGAGGTGATTATTAATGTACAACATTTATGATTTATTACCAACTGGTAAAGTTGTAGAGATTAACCAATCAGTAGGGTTAAGAATGGGTCACTTAGTTTCACAAGCGTTAATGAGTAAAGCAGACTTTAGAGATGGAGCATCAGCATACATCGATAATGGTTACATCCTTTACTTAGACGTAGACGGTAAACTAAAAAGCCCTCAAAATGTAGACGCGGCAATCTTAGCATCACAAGCTCCGATTTTACATTATACTGAAGAATTATTCGATGGTATCAGTGAAGAACTGAAACACTTCGTAGAATCATGGGATGCAAGCGATGAAGCTTACCCAAGAGGATTAGTATTACATTTAAACGATGCATTCACAACTGACAACTTCTCAGGAACGTTATCAGGAGCGACTGTAGCAGTAGTATCACTTGCAGATGATGCAGCAGCAGGGTCATTCAAAGTATACGCAAATGTAGCAGCAGTAGTATCAGCTTTAACAACTTACAATGGACCATTATTCCATGTAGTTGAATCAGATTTACCAGATGCGGAAACTCCAGCGGTAGAATTAACATTACTTTCTACATACGTTGAGTTAGCTTAAGGGAGGGGATAGAATATGAATAGACAATCAGTATTAGCATTAACAATTGCAGCAGCTAGACCTCAACCAGGTGTAAACTTTGCAGACGCGACAAGCGCAGCTAAAAACGCAATCATTGAGTATTTTGGACTTAAAGATGCGAGTGTAAGACAATTACGTTACAACACTGAGGCTTTTGCATTAATTGAAGAAGCATTAGATGAAGTAGTACCTAAAGCGGTACAAGATAGAACTGGAGATTTTGCTGAAACGAAAGTATTCGGTAGAGATGAAAGTGTAGCATTCAAAATCAGAACGTCAGCAGCATCAAAAAGACGTTTATATAAAACTATTAGAAAAGGAGCTCGTGGTGGAATCTACAAAGCTCACAGACTAGATGGGAAAAACTTGAACATGACTACTCATGTTGAGTCAGCAGCTTACTTAATCACATTAGAAGAAATTTTAACTGGTTCAAGAACAGTTGCAGAAATTACTGCGGTATTAGCAGACGCTTGGATTGAAAAAATCTATTACGAAGTATTTGAAGCGTTAAGAACAGCAGCTGCAGCAGCTCCAGCGAACAACAAGTACACTGGTGCATTCAGTAAAGTAGAATTAGACAGCATTAACCGTATTATCAATGGATATGGTACTCCTGTAATCTTAGGATTCAAAGGGGAATTATCACAAATTGACAATGCATTAGGTGCGATTGGAGTTGTAGGTTCACACATTAACACTGTTGACTTAGACGAAATGAGAACTAGAGGGTATGTAGGAGTTTATAAAGGAACTGCATTAGTAGAGTTACCAAACTACTTAATCAGTAACAGAACAGGTGGAGCTCAATGGTTATTCGATGAAGGAACAATGTTCATCTTACCAGCAGACGAGAAACCAGTTAAAGTGGCATTCAAAGGCGAAAGCTATACAGCAGAAGTTGCTCAACCTCACGGTGGTAAAGAATGGCATAACCATAGAATGATGGGAATGGCAGTATTATTCGCAGAAAACATTGGTTCATTTACTATTAGTTAATAGTAGTAATTAATAAAAATTAAAAGGCAGTTAGGAGAGAACAATCCGCTCTCCTAACACAAGCCGTATAGGAGTGGTATTATGACAGAAACAAATAATAACCAAGGATTAGTAAGATTATTTTCAAATGCTCCCTCAATAGTAGGAGTAAAACTAGGAGATTATAGAAATTTATCAACAGAAAGAGTATGGATTATTAGACCTGAGACAGGGTTTACACCTATACCTCTAGAACATGCGATAAGTATGTTTCTATATCCTTCAACATTAAAGCAATACAATGACGGACTATGGTCTTTCAATAAAGAAGATAAGGAGCACGTGATGCAGGCTGCCAAAGATGCTGGATTCTATTATGAAAATGATTGGGGTACAGATATGATGGAGCAACCTGAGGTTATGTTTACTGAGAAAGAAGTTAAAACCTTTCTTAGAATGGGAAGAACTAAAGAAATCGAACTTATGATAAATGAGGGGTCTTCATTCCAAAAGATGATGTTAGTTTCAGTTGCTAAATCTGTTGCCGATGAATTAAACGGTAAAATGATTAGGTTAATTGAAGATAGCTTTAAAATTGGAATTGTAGAAGTAGAGGAATAATAATTGGATTTTACTGATTTATACAGTCAGGTTCTAGGAACGCTAAGAAGTAATTCTTTTGCGGAAATGAGCGATGACCAATTAACAAATTACTTCGACGACCTAGCTATAAGAGCTATCGCTGATTTCAGATTTCCCAAAATCTCACTATCTTACTCTATAACTACTGATGCGTATGGAAATGATGTTTATTCATTCGAAAACGATATAACACAGTACGAAATTAATGTTTTAATAGTATTAATGAAAAAGTTTTGGATAGAAATGCAAATGGATGATGAAAATCACTATGCAGTATTGTATTATGATAGAGATGTGAAAACATCAGCTGGGGCATCTATGGTAAACAGTATGAATAAGAGGTATGACACAGCCAAGCAAGAAGCCAAGACGGCACAATATAACTATAGTAGAATAGATAGTAAAGGCAATATAGGAGTAGGAAGCGTTTATGACGACTCCGTATAAATCATTTCGAGACCGTACCAGTTTAGAAAGTGATAACTCTGCCGCAACTGGAGTAGACTTTATTGATAAGTCTCTCTCATCTACTATAATACATCATATTGGACAAGACAAGGACATGAGAGCCGTGTTAACTAATGTGTTTAGAGAAGGTGGGGACGAATGGATTTTGTTCACTAAGACTCTGCAAGACGGTGCGGCTATAAACAATATACAAAAGGGAGACTTTATTACGAACAAGTCAAGAACTTATATGGCTTATGAAGAATACGCTCATCCTCAAGTGGAACTTTACAAGAAACATAAAATGATTGAATGTAATGTTACACTGAAAGTAAATGACTTAGAGCAACCGGCATACTTTGTTAGTTCTCTGAGAGCATTCTCTGATTTGAATATATCAGATTATGGTGGTGGGATTGCTTTTGCAAACAACTCGCCTATGATTATCACGAAAGATAGCGACATAACGAATGTCGGTAGAAGAGGTAGTTCCAACTCGTAGATATCCAGATGCCCATTCTAATGCATCTCCTTTAACAACTGTTTGGCTAACTGCCAAAGCAATTTTCATCATTTTACCTGAATCGTATCGTAAAGCTTTGAACA